ACCGTTAATACCTGCATTCATAACACCGCCTTGCAGTGCCCCACCCGCCATTTTAAGACCTGTGTTACCTACTATATTCCCTTGTTGCCCTGTTAAATCAGCAAGAAAGCGAGTCCCCATATTGGCATCTGTGTAAGCTGAAGCATTGGCTATTTGACCTTGAGTTGCTTGAGGGCCAACAAAACCGGGTTGTCCTGGGAGTGTACTAATCCCCCCACTTCCACCAGCCCCACCACCAGCCCCACCACCAGCCCCACCACCAGCCCCACCACCAGCACCTACGGAAGTATTAGTAGCGCCTGTCACAGCAGTGGGGGTGTTACTAGCAACAACCGGAGTAGTATTAGCAACTGTGGTTGGAGCTGCCGTTGCTGTCGTTGTAGCTGTTGGAGCCGCCGTTGCTGCGGTTGTTGAAGCTACTGGTGCCGCTGCCGCGAAGGGTGTTGCTGCCGCTCCTTGTGCTCCTATAGCACTTGCTCCCATAGTTGCACCACTTAAAGCTGCGCCCGCTCCAGCACCTAACCCACCGATGCCTCCCATCAAAGCGCCTTCACCAACATCTCCGCCAGTAAGGGCAGAAACACCCGCACCAATACCAGCACCAGCAGCACCCGTAGCAGCGGCACCTAAAGCAGCAGCACCAATACCACCAGCAGTAACAAGCCCAGCACTAGCTGCTGAAGCGGCAACCATACTTGCAATAAAACTCATAAACCTTCCCCAATTAACTGTTGTGTTTTTAGCTCGTACTCTTCAAAAGAATCAGATACAAGCGCTTCTTCGATAGCGTCAATACTATCAAGGTCAGTTCGATGAACTGTAATAAATGTGCAATCTGTTTCAGCGTAGCCTAGGCGTTTAATACCGGGCTTATCAACTGTGATGTAAGGTGCGGTAACGACTGTAGACGTTTCACCGTTTGTGATGCGAAGTGTACCCTGAGCTAGAATACCAATGCTTTCGTGATTGTGAATCTTACCTGTCAGCAAACAGCCTTTAGGTATAAAAAGCGAGCGACAATAAACACCACTCAAATGATAATGCTCCGCTGGCGAATCTACTTGCGGCATAGTCCGCATAAGGGCTTCTAATTCTAAGATTTTTGGCATATTGCCAAGGGTTGCTAAATCGCTCACGATACCTCCAAAGTTTAGCTAATAATATCATGAGTATAGTGCTGAAACAAACGTAGCGGTAAGGATAACAGGAGGTATTGCAGGAGAGAACGCATTACTTGCAGCGGCTTTTAATATAACGTCCACATGGTCAGATGCCCAGTAAAGCTCAAAGTAATCTCCAGCATTCATTGGAAGTACAAAATTCCATGCAGCTACCATCTCAGAACTACTAGACCCCGTTAGCTGAAGCTTAGTATTAGAGTCAGGAATATCCACCCCATTTACTCTAGGCCATATCCACGCAGACATCGCACTACCTGAAGTCTTAGCCAGTTGCGCTGAGAACTGAAAGTTATAATACCCATCCACGCTTACTACTATGTGAGATGTTGTTGTTCCGATAGCAACTTGGTTTGATATAGCCGTATTGTTAAACGGTATAGCGTAAGCCGTATTTATAACAGGTATCGTCTGCTGCGTAGTCAAATAAAAACTACCGACAGGAAATTTAAAAGCAGCTCCCCCTGCAATACTCAGCAGGGATTGGAACGTGTTATCAAGTTGATTGAAGTATAAGCGCAGTACGTTGTTTAATTGGTCAAGGTAGTTACGGCTATATTGCACCTCAGCAAAAGGTAAACTTGGTGCTTTAGGGGTTTGGACTGTATTACTCATCCTTTTTGCCCGTCTTGCTTAATTTCGAGTCGCATAGCACCCAACTGCCACATAGACCCTAACTGATTGTTATATACTTTAAAAGAAAACTGTCTACCGCGTACACGAATAAATACTTGTCCTGTAAACTTCTCAATAGGCACAGTCGCTGTGCGCGTTACCGCCGCTTCATTTGTTCCGCCAACAGACGCTGGGTCTGTATACCCACTCCCTGCGTTCATCAAAGGGATGATAGAAAGTGTTGCTGTTGGGTTCTCTGTTGTAGAACCCCTAAACGTCATATCAGGCAGGATTCTGCGAATAAACACAAAGTTGTGCCCGTCATCAATATCAGTTTCAGAACTTGTAATGTAAGACTCAATAGCTGTGGGCGTAGCTGTTTCGTTATTATCAAGACCGCTTTCGTGGTTAACTAAGTTATTTGAGTAAGTAGCTGCAAGAGGGAATTCTAAAATCCCAGAGTCAAGCCAAGCGGTACGACCCATCGTGCCGTAATACCATATATCTTCAGCGTAATTATAGATTGCATATTTGTCCACCACAGTGCTACCGGCAGAGCAGTAGAACCACCAGACTTCGTTAAATCCTTCATTGGTGCTGGCAAAGACTTGCTCTGCTTGTTGTGCATTGAAGTCATTAAATATGTACTCCCGTAAGTCGCAGTTTTGTGTTTGCACACGACCATCGTATTTATAGAATTTATCTCGCCCCATCCAGTACACAATACCTGAAGCAAGAGCAGCTGCGTTCTCGCCTACGATAGAGATGTTATCGCCTAGAAGCTGTGCACTCCACACCAGTGGATAACCTAAGTACTGCATAGAGTAGAGCGTAGAATCCGTCCAAACTAGAATCTCTTGGCGTGTTTGAAGTGCAGTAATAATCTGAGACCCACGAGTTAAAGTCAGTGAACCTGCTTGGTTAGTAGTAGATGGTGTCCAGTCAGCGGCATTCTCTTGGTCAGACCAACGTATTAACAGTGGGCTTTGAGCAGATACACCGTAGTCATTACAACCAAAAGCAAATACAAAGCGAAAAGTGTCTGATACCGTAATGTAATTCTGAATAGTGGGAACATCTGAAGCTCCAGCAATAGTGTTTAAATTTACTGCGCGTGCTGAGATAGATTGGGTACCTGACCCTGCTACAGTAGCGTTAATTAGAGTCCCTGCAGAGTCAGTTATATTAAACACACCTGCAACATAATTCTTTATATAGTAAGTTGTACCCGTTTCAAGCCCTGTAGGTAGTGCGCCTGATGTTTCAAAAACTATCGGTGCGCCTTCTGTATACTGGTTTGTAGTAGTAATAACTGCTGGAGATGCTACTGAAATAGCTGCTGTGGTAGACGAAACCCCTCTACCTGCATAGTAGTAATACATAGCGCCTGTGCGAGGGCCAAAGACTAAGTCTTGCCCGTAGTTGCTCTGTGACCATAAGCGAAGCGAGTCAGATGAAGACTGGCCTGTACTCCAAGACCCACTACTCCATGCCCCTGCCCCCCAACCACTTGTTGGTGTTTGATACTCTGGACCTCCAGATATCTGATAGACAGCACGAGGCGTTCCGCCGTTCCCAGTGTCTCCACTGGTTGCCGCTACGCTAACTGAGATTGTGTAAGAGTTTGCACTAACATAAGTAATCTGATGCTCGGTATTAAGTACAGCGGCCGTAATAGCTCCACCTAAAGGTGTCGCCCCATTATAAGTAACAAAATCCCCATTAACGCATCCATGTGAAGGTGCTGATACCGTAATGACAGTAGACCCATTAGTTGCTGTAAATGGATTAGTTAGGTTAGTTGCTGTACGGATAGGGGTGATATCGTAGTAATCCCCACCACGAGAAATGTAAAACTTTGTAGTTGTTCCCACGCCAATAAGCGGTATTTGAGCAAGTGTTTGCCAAGCCCATAGTGAGCGACATACTCCATTAAAGGTAGCACTAGAAATACGATTCCAACCGCCTATCTTTTGAGGTGAGCCTTGACGAAAACGAATCTTGTCGCAATCATACCATCCGCCTTCTGTGTAATAGCGGGTATTCTCTCGGTTAACTCCCGACTTAAATACAAGTTTTTTAAGGCCTATTGATGGCATAATTTAATCCTGTTTATCCGTTCCAACGAGCAATCTTACCATCACGAACATCAATATGGGTAAAAGAATTGTAGCGTCCAAGACCTTTGCAATCGTCATCAAAATGCTTCATGAGATATTCTTGCACTTCTTTTGGCGATACGTCTTTTACTTTAATGTCGGCTGCGTTACCTAAAACGTGTTGACTATGCTTTGCACCTCCCACTTTCGTGTTGTGCGCTTCACATCTTCTACCGCTCATAATGGTAATCGGTTTACCAAACGACTCACGAATGCGATTAAGTAGCTCTACGAGCTTAGGGTTAACGTCTTTTTCACCACACCCGCAGTGACACTCAAATTCTTCTGGTTTAAAATAGGTGCTCATATTATTTACCTTCTGAAACAAATAACCCAATCATACCAAAAACCACACCTGCGGCAGTCATACCGTCATGGATAGGACCTTCTTGAATATTCATACCAGCCATTGTAGCGAGTGCAGCCACACTTGCATAGGTAGAAGGCTCTTTTAATCTTGCTTGTAAATAGTTCCACGCTTTAAGTAGTTTATTCATTATTTAACACCTTAATTTGAAAACGCATATAAAGGCACATTAGATGAGCCATTCCCAACAGCTACAAATAAACCCGCGCTATTAACTGTAACAGAACCCATATTTGCTGCTGTCGTACTGCCATTCATAACTGCTGGTGTAGTCCATGTAGAACCATTACTTGAAGTAGCATATACTGGATAACCTGTAGCTGAAGCTTGCCCAACTGCTACAAACAAACCAGAGCTATTAACTGTAACAGAATGCATAAATGCGCCCGTTGTACTACCGTTCATATAAGCTGGTGTAGTCCATGTAGAACCATTACTTGAAGTAGCATATAATGGGTAAGCGGGATTATTAAATCCAACAGCTACAAATACACCTGAGCTATTAACTGTAACAGAATCCATATATGCAGGTGTTATACTACCATTCATAAGTGCGGGTGTAGTCCATGTAGAACCATTACTTGAAGTAGCATATAATGGATAATTGTAGACACCCTGAAACTGACCAACCGCTACAAACAAACCAGAACTATTGACTGTTACTGAATTAATATTTGCTGCTGTCGTACTGCCATTCATAACTGCTGGTGTAGTCCATGTAGAACCATTACTTGAAGTAGCATATACTGGATAACCTGTAGCTGAAGCAACCCCAACTGCTACAAATAAACCCGCGCTATTGACTGTAACAGAAGTCATAACTGCACCTGTCGTACTACCGTTCATATAAGCTGGTGTAGTCCACGTAGAGCCGTCACTTGAAGTAGCATATAAAGGTCCACTAGATGACCCCCCAACTGCTACAAACAAACCCGCGCTATTGACTGTTACTGACTTCATAACTGCACTTGTTGTACTACCGTTCATAAGCGCTGGTGTAATCCACGTAGAGCCGTCATTTGAAGTAGCATATACTGGGTAATTGGAACTATTAAACCCAACCGCTACAAACAAACTAGAACTATTAACTGTTACTGAGCTTACGGTTGCAGGTGTTGTACTACCATTCATAAGTGCGGGTGTAGTCCACCCTGCAATATATTTTACGGATGTAATAAAACCCATCAGCGCTTGAATTACCCCACTCATTAGGACAGCCCCACACCAGAAATAATCCACGTATTTGGATTAATTTTTAACGCTGTTGCTGAACCGTACTGTATAAGAATACGTGACCCAGTTGTGCCTGTACCAGCTAAATTCATCGTATTAGATGTAATAGCAATAATAAGATTTTGTGATGACATATTAACAAACGAAATAGCAGTTCCGACTGGGTAGGATATTGAGCCATCAATAGTAAATGTTCTAGAATTTGCATCAGTTGAAGGGTGAAGAATACATTTTCCTGAATCTACTAAAACTGTTGGGTAGTTTGCGCTTTGGCTGTTTATAGGTACATTCCTAAACCCAACTGCATCAGTCCCATCAACCGTACAAGATGACAGCGTACCGCTAGAAGGCGTACCAAGAGCGCTTCCTACTGTATATTTACTGTTAAAAGTAGTCCAATCACTAGAAGATAATGCACCTCTATTTGATGCACTTGCTGTTGGGATATTTAACGTAATTACAGGGGTTGTTGAGGGGTTTAATACTGATGATGAAACGTCTGTACCCGTAGTACCTAATGTTAATGCAGCAACTGAAGTTACTGTACCGCCAGAAGTAGATGGAGGTTGCCAACTAGGTGGTGCAGCGCCATTAGCAGTTAAAACATAGGTAGCTGTACCTGCAGCCAACATAGCAGTTGTACCTGAGGCTGATTGATAAGGGATTGTTCCCGCACTACCAGAGGCTAAATTGGTAGCTGTTGTCGCTGTGCTAGGTGAAATCTCAACAAAGTCTGACCCATTCCAAGCAACAATAGATGTCTTACCTGAAGTAATAGTTACACCCGTACCCGAAGCACCTACGATTTTAACTGATTGAGATGTAGATGTTGCATTGATAACTAGGTATGTTTTTTCCGCTGACGGGACTGTAACAGTCAACAGGCTTGCAGGGGCACCTGAACATTTAATAACTTGGTATTGTGAAGAGCCTGTAGCTCCTGACCCAACTTGAATTAAAGCGGTACCCGTTGTTTTACTTAATGTAACGGCTGTTTGAGAACCACTAATAATTTGTGTCCCTGCAATGGCGCCGTCTAAATAAGTAGTAATATAGTTATTAACTACCTGTCCCCAAGTACCAGTAAGCTCCCCGTTGACGGGGAGAGCTAATCCTAATAGCGATGTATATGCTGTAGTCATATTTTTAACCTGATGTATTAATAGGTACCCAATTTGGACCCTGTGTTGTAGATATTGTACTCCATTCAGCTACTTGTGTATCGTTTAGCTGAGTCCAATTTGCACTTTGCGCATCGTTAATAAGTTCCCATAAATAACGCGCTGTAACAGAATCAACTGCATAAACTACTTCTCCTAAAGTAACTGAAATTTGGTTTTCGACTGTATATGTATCTGTTGCACTAGCTGATGCTAAAACAAGCGACGCCATCTGCATATACGTTGCTGTATTGTCTAGTGCATCTAAAAGTTCTATTACATAAGTATTTACGTTTACTGTATTTGTTTGCGTGTTAGAAGAGTTGACCGCTTCTAACACTGTGGTATTTACTGAAATTGCAACACCTTGGTAACTTTCAGCAGTAATTGATTCTGATATATAAAAGTATGTATTTGTTATACTTGTTTGCGTTTCAAAAGCAGTTAATTCTTCTAATACAGCAGCAAATACACCAGATGAGGGAGTTTGAACATCAGAGGCCGTTACTGCTTCTGACACATATACGTATATACTAAGTGAATTTATTTGAGCGTCAGAGGCAGTTATTGTCTCTAATACAGTATTACTAGTGGTAAGCGTGCCACTTTGATTTGCATCTACCGATAAACTTTCAGAAATATTTAGGGTGCTAACTACATTCGACAGCGATGCGAAAGGAGTATCAGCAAATGCAGAGAAACCAAACATAAGTTATTTACGTAGTGGGTTGTTGAGCATTGACCACTAATACTGCTTCCGCCACTAATATATCAAGCTGTTCTGGAGGAATTTGCGCTTTTAAAGCATCAAGAACAAGCTTAGCTTTACTTTGCTCCGCTTTTTCTGACCGAATACGCTGTAAAAGAGATACTCTAAATTGATAGGCATTAATAGCGGCAATATCATCATCAGATAAATTAAGAGGTAGGTCTTCTACTTTAGTATGGTTTTCTGGTTTTGCACCAACATATTGTACATATTGAGAAGGAACCTCCCCTGTGGGTAGAGTAGATAAAATCTGATTAAAATTATCGATGTTAAGTTGATAACCATGCACTTCGTTTTCTCGATGGACAACGTGCTGCGCTAATTGATTAATTGTATCTTGCGGTGTAATTGTTATGTACATATTAAAATCCTGTGTTGTTAAGAAGAAAAAGACATTCCGCGACCTGAAAAAGTAGGTAGTGTAGAAGGGTCAGCGTATTTAGTACCAAATCCAGCAGACCACGAGTATGCGTATATATACGGACTACTAGAGCTAGATATAAATATAGTATTACCATTACTACTAAATATTGTACCTACACCTGTACTAGCTATAAATGGAGCAGGGTTAGCATATTTAGTACCAAACCCAGCAGACCACGGATAAACTGATATATAAGGGGATGTAGCATGAGATACTGCTATAGCTGTGCCAGTAGGATTAAATGCTACGCCATTACCATTTCCGGCAGGTAGTGTACCAGGGCTGAAATATTGTGAGCCAAATCCAGCAGACCAAGGGTAGGCTGTTACAAAAGGACTTAAACTGTGAGCCACCGCTATGGCTGTGCCAGTAGGATTAAATGCCACACCGTTTGCTATCCCTGCAAATGAACTAGGGTTAGCATATTTAGTACCAAATCCAGCAGACCACGGATAAGCATTTATAGACGTTGATACTCCTATTGCTAAAACTGTACCAGCAGGGTTAAAAGATAACGACCAACCAGAACTAGATGGTAGTGTAGCAGGGTTAGCATATTTAGTACCAAATCCAGCAGACCAAGGGTAGGCTGATACAAAAGGACTTGAACTGTGAGCCACCGCTATGGCTGTGCCAGTAGGATTAAAAGATGACCCCCAACCAGTACCTGTAGGTAGTGTAGAAGGGTCAGCGTATTTAGTACCAAACCCAGCAGACCACGAGTATGCGTATATATACGGAGTTGAAGCAGAGCTAACTGCTAAATCTGTAGGGTTAGTAGCAGTATTAAATGACGCGCTATATCCTGTACCAGCTATAGATGTAGCAGGGTTAGCATATTTAGTACCAAATCCAGCAGACCAAGGGTAGGCTGATACAAAAGGACTTGAACTGTGAGCCACCGCTATATTAGACCCTGTAGGTCGAATAAAACCAAACCCAAATCCTCTAGCTGCAACTGTTCCTCTAGTTATTATACTAGGCATATTTTACTACCGATGCTAATACTGTAAAGGTAGCCGCTCCTGTTTTAATTACTGTGTACTGATATGTATCTATTGAGTTTGCGTTACCGCTTGTAGGAGCTGTCCCACCTTGCCATTTTGTTGTTACTCCTGTTGTTGTACCGTCAATTTGTACTGAAGTATTGTAAAAAGCGGTTGCGCCTTGAGTAACAAGAAATGCTACTGTTACAGCTTGTCCTGTAGCCATTGCAGTGTTGAGTGTTGTACCTGCTGAATGTCTTATATTAACTACCCAAGTAGCTGATGCGGCTGTAGTGTAATAGAGCACAGATTGTGTTGCAGTATAGTAAGCAATTGTGCCTGTTGCGGCTGTCGCTGAAACTGTAGCTACCTCCACTGCATTAGTTAAAATAGCTGCAAGTGTAGTAGAGGTACCATTAAAACTTTGAGTGCCAGTAAAAGTATTTGCTACATCCCATACTGGTATTTTAGCACCAGCAAGAGTTGTTGACCCTGTACCACCAGAACCTATTGCTAATGTTGTACTTAGACCAGCAGCAGTTCCAGTAGTACTTTGGTTAAGCGTAGGAAAAGTACAGTTTGTTAGCGTACCACTAGAAGGAGTACCTAAAGGGCCGCCAGTGTACAACGCTTGCTCAGCAGGATAGGTAACGAATACATCTTTAGTGCCAGCCACAAAAGAAACTAAACTTCCTGCATTACTTGAGGCTAAAACAGTGTTACGGCTTAATGTGTTTCCAGAAGTAGTATAAGTACCAACCCCTACTTCCCAATTAGCACCGCTCTGGTCTGCAATAGTGTAGTAGGTCGTGTTAGCATCACCTATAGCCGCTAAAAATGTTTGATACCCTGTTGCAGCACCCGCTAAAGTAATAGCAGTAGTACCTGTGGACGTAGTTGTCTCTTTAACTCTATCTGCTAAAACTAAAGCCATACATCACCCCTATACTGAAGCTGTATAAGTTACAATTAGTGAGTCTCCTGAAATAACAGAGCGACTAACGTCTCCAGTAAAATTTCCAACTGAATATAGTGTGCCTGTTGTACCACCTTTAGTGCTATCATTAACTAATAGTGCGCCTGCAATAATGCCAGATGCGTTAATAGTAAAGGAAGTTGCACCAGTTGAGATAGAGTTTGTAGCTGTTACAGTAAATGCAGCAGTTGGTCTATTAGCACCCGCATAACCTGTGTTTTCAGTCCACCCTGGATGGCCACCAACTCCAATAGTGTTAGTTACGTTATATGTTGGTGTAGAAGCCCCATCAACAAGACCTAAATACCAAGTAGTAGACTGAGTAGCAGCCGCTAAATATACGTTCAATAAATTTGCTTTACCAACAGTTACAACAATATTTTGAATTTTGTCTTCCCACTTTAAATTACCTTCAGCGTTAAAACATTTAACTTCGTATATACCTGTAGCATAAGCTTGTTCGTTAGCGCCTGCGCCCACAACAAGGGATACGCTTGCTAAATCTTGTGCATCTACTTTTTCTGTGTGCATATTGTTTACCTAATTGGATGAGCGAATAATAGCTGAGGTGCTTGTGTTCGCTGGAAAAGTTATTGTAAAAGTTGAGGTTGTTACCTTATCGCTACCAAAGTCCAGTACAGCGACAGAGCGATTAGCTTTAGAGCTATTATATATCAACGCGCCACGTACTGTGAAACTTGCTGAAGTCCACGAGATATTATCAAAACTAATGTACGCAACACCACTTGCTGAACTGACTATAGGGTTAACTAAAGACTTACCGCCTGCTGTATATCCAGTGCCCGTAATCTCACCTGTAGCAGTGTAAGCAGTGGTATCTTGATTTAAAGTAGCGTTAGCGGTGTACAGAGCAATTTTAAACGTATCCGTAGTGAAATTATGGATAGCCTCGTAAAGCTCTTCTTTAAAGCTAGTTGTTTGGCCTTGTACTATCATCTAACAGGTATCCTTGCTTGACCGTTACGGTACGCATCGCCTCTGTCTTTGCCCGTAGCTAATGTATTGAGTAAGTTCATAGCTTCTTCGTAGCGTTGACGATAAGTTGTCATAATGTCTGCATCGCCTTTAAGGAACGTGTACGCTTCTAATATAGAGCCATACAGCAACGCAGAGTCAAAGTTTTCACCTAGCCATGTATTACCGCCAGACTCTTCACTTGTAATAGAAGGCGGGTAGTAGAAGTAGTGAAGCTCGGTCTCATACTGCACATCAGGTGTAGGGCCTAAAATAAATGTGAGCTCGTTTATATCATTAGACTGCGGTCCAAAGATAGCATAATACTTAGGTGTTCCCGTGCTGTTAGGGTTTGGGTACGCTTCACGAATAAAGTTAACGTCTTTATTTAAAAGATATGTGTAGTTATCGTCTGCATCAATAACCGCAATAGAGTAAGCAGATAAAAAATCTCCGGGGCACTGTAAGTATTTATTATTAGCGGTAATTACGCCCGTGACGTTTTTACGCAGGTCTGGAAGCTGTATTGAATTGTAAATACGCTGCTCCGCCTCTTGGATAAAGAGGTTAACTTGCGTTGTGGAGAACGTGTTCTCTACATAGTCTTGAATTGCTGCTGCCAGTTCTGCGTAAGTCATAGCTTATGCCATCGGTCCGCGTGCGATTTTACCTTTCGTTGCAGCGCCGTTTCCACGAGTTTTAACACCAGACGTTTTAATGCCTGTCTGTGGGTAGCCTGCTACTTTAGGGGTAGGTTCTGTTTTAATTTTGCCTGTCATGGTAGTTCTCTAAGTTGTGATTGTAACAGTGCCAACAGACGCGATGGCAACAAGGTAATTAGGTGTAAGTACTGCATCAAACTGTGAAGCGCCACCAACTGGTGCCCAACCCCATTGAAATACACGACTTCCGTCTTCTGGGTATTGTAACGTATTTAAGCCCGATTGATAATAACTTGTATCAGGGCGCGGGTTACGCAATGCCTGTGGGTCATACACAGGATAAAGCCCAAGAAGTAACTGTGGTTGGTCGGGGTCCCAACAAGACGGACAACATAGAATGTTCGTTATCTTTGTTTTAATCGTTAGCTTTTTAAGTTCTTTAAGCTGATATCGTTGTCCACATCTATCGCAGAAACCATGTGCCCATTTACCTGACGAGTATTTAACTGACATAACTAAACGTGCATAATCCGTGGAACAGCTCTAAATGATGAAGTATCTCGATCTTCTTCTGCCGCCATTCGATACTGCTCTTCATAGTCAGCCTTTAACATTGCAATTCTATTAGGGTCTATATCAGCCACTTTAATAGATAAGTAGTAAGCCAAGCCTGCAAGCATTGCTGGTAAAAATCTAAAAGGAACATCTTGTGTATTTACTCCCGTACCAACATCTTGAATACGTCTCATACGCCATGTTACAAGCGTATAATAAGGTGTCGTTGACGTACCTTGATCTGGCGTAGGCCATATATTTATAGTTGCACTGTTAACACCCGTTGGTGTTGTAGCACCCGACTGTTTATTAAACCAGAATTGGATAGGTCTACCTCGTGCATTTTTATTTGGGATAGTCGAGTACGTTGATTCTGATATACGATTTATATTTATATCAACTTGATTTTGACCAGAGCCTGTGCGAACCACGCAGTCCAATAACTCAACAGTGTCAACAGGAACAGGATATTCAATTTGATTTGGGTATAACGGGATTTCAATCTGTTCGATTGTCCACATATTTGTTCCGCGATTCACCCACTCTATAAATAAAAGTTGAAGTGATCGTCTTGCTGTACGCAAATCATACCCACTACGAAGTTCTCGACCTCCGAGTCTTTCATAACACTCTTCCGCAATTTCAGTGAAATCTAAATTGAATAGTGCAGTACCTGTTGTAGTCATTGTTTCACCTTACAATTATCTAAATGCCATCGCTTCATATTACTTAATATTCCTGTTTTTTTACAATGTGGACATTCAACTAAGGGTCTATTTGCGTGAGCTAATCTCATTTTGGCAAGTACTTCTTCTGAATGTTTTTTACCGTAATAAGGGTTATTTACACCTTTAGATAATTCTGATAGTTTTTGTTTATCTTCATCTGATCTAAGTTTACCATACATGGGGTTTTTATCACCCCGCATCCGTTCTGAAATAACACTAGAATTTAATTTTGCTCGATATGCTATTTTCTCATTTTTAGTTAACCCTTGCATAATTTCACGTAAATCTTCTGGTAAACTAAATATATATTTTTCATCTCGTTTTATTTTACGTTCACTTTTAGACATTCCTGATTGTCTATCTGGGTATGTTCTACCTATTTGTGCATTTTTAATTTTTAACTTTGTTTCGTCTGACAATACTCGCCCTAATTGTCTAATGCTCTGTTTTTCTGACCGCTCTTTAGTAAATATTCTACCTTTAAGTTTATCAGATATTTTTTTCCTAACTTCATTAGAAGGGGATCCTAACCCACCCCCTCCAGCGCACATATTATAGTGTGGTGTCAGGTCTTTTATATATTTTACCTCTAAATCATCCAATTCAACTTTACTATGAGCGATATCTATTTGTTCAATTTTAAAATTTTCTTCGCCGTATTTTCTTATTGCACTACATATAACCCATGGTTTATTACACTTTGCAGATGATACATGGGATTGCCATCTACTTTTTAAACTTGTTATAGTTTGCCCAATATAAATTTTATCGTTTACTGTGTTTGTTATTTTATAAATAATCCCGTAACTCATGTTACCCTCCGATATATGATGTGGGTATGATAACATGAGTTTTACTATACGGTAATTATTTCTTTTTACCTTTTCGTCCAGGGAGTTTTTTAGGGTTAACTGCCCCCATACCTCTGCAGGGTCTCATAGGTATTTACCCTTTGTA